ATGAACAAACTGAGCGATACCTTGCTAAGGAAACTTCATGGTAAGCCAGCGGAGAAAAACACGTTTTATAGTGATGGCGGAAACCTGAGCGTGAAATATTTAACATCAGGGAAATTGACCTGGTATTTCACATACAGGGCCGGAACGGGAAGGGAGACACGACCCGAACGCATTAAGCTGGGAAGTTATCCTGATCTGAGCCTGAAAGCAGCCAGGGAAAAAGCCGCACAGTGTCGCACATGGCTGGCTGAGGGGAAAAATCCACGTCATGAGATGAATTACACCGTACAGGAAGCGTTAAAGCCCGTAACGGTTGGCGATGCGCTCACCTACTGGCTTGAGTATTACGTAAAGGAAAACCGCGTGGATTATATCGCCCTGAAAAGGCGACTTAATAATCACGTAATACAGCAGATTGGTGCTATGCCGCTGGATAAATGCGAGCTACGGCACTGGCTGGCCTGTTTTGACCAGGTGGCAAAGCGAACGCCTGTTACTGCCGGATTCGTGCTACAGGCGTGCAAACAGGCGCTTAAGTTCTGCCGTAGGCGGCGCTATGCAATCAGCAACGTTCTGGACGATCTGAACGTTGCGGACGTTGGGAAAAAACCGGATATAAGCGAACGTGTCTTAAGTAACAAAGAACTTGGCGAATTATTGCAGGCACTGGACAAAAAAATATTCTCCCCTTACTACGTCGCGTTAATCCGCCTCCTGATTGTCTTCGGAGCCAGAACGGTAGAACTGAGGTTATCGGAGATCGGGGAGTGGGATTTTACGGAAATGCTATGGACCGTTCCGAAGGAGCACAGCAAAACGAAGGTCGCAATATTCCGGCCCATACCGGAAGCGATCCTGCCGTTCGTCACGCAGCTGGTGGAGCAGAACAGGCACACGGGCTTATTGCTGGGGGAAGTGAAACAGGAGGCCAGCGTATCGCAGTATGGAAGATTAGCGCACTGGAGGCTTAATCACCCTCACTGGTCACTGCATGACATCCGGCGCACCTTTACAACCATGCTGAACGATTTAGGCGTTGATCCGCATGTCGTGGAGCAGCTTACAGGCCACCAGATGCCAGGAATGCAGCGAGTTTATAATCATTCCCGTTATCTGGATGCGAAACGCAATGCGCTGGATATGTGGACGGAGCGGTTAGGGATACTGGCGGGAACACATGAAAACGTAACCACGCTACCCGTAGCCAGAAGAAAATAATTTTTTTCGTGTTTTTTCAGTATGCGCATACTGGATATGCGAACAGATACAACGTGCAACAATGAGCAACAATGTGGAACAACTACGAACAAGAGGCGAAAAAGCGTACGGATTTATAAGTAGCTGATTTTTAATGTGTTACTGGTTTTTTGTACACTAGCGAATCACTCTTTAAAGAGCGAGAAAAAAGGCATGGAACAATATTTTATGCCTTTGTATTAACATGAATTTAAAAGATTTTATTCTTACTGTTTCATTTTCTGTAAATCATACATCCTCAGTATTTGCCATTCATCACTCTAGCGGGAACAATACGACACAATAAGACACCTGATGACTCTTTAAGAAACGAAAGGGGGGCAATAGTGTTAAGCACTGATCGGTTTATACGTGAAAAAGAATGCGAAAAACTAACCGGCCTTAGCCGTACGTGTCGCTACCGCCTGGAAAAGGCCGGACAATTCCCATCACGTCGTAAACTTGGCGGTCGTTCCGTTGGCTGGTCTTTATCCGAGGTTCTGGCCTGGAAGGATAGCTGCAAGGCAGTTCATTAATCACGCTGGCGGCACGCAGCCGCCACACATCAATCATCTGAACACAGAGCTATAACCATGAAGATTGAATATACGCCAGAACGTGGGCGGGGATTCGTTCGCCCTGGTGAAACTGAAAAACAACAAAATTGGGGTTTTTCAGGTATAAAAAAAGCGGCCCCGAAATGGAGCCGCCTTTCTGAACAGATAACCCGCTGCGCCGTTTGTGTGTGTGATCCCAAACATAAGCACGGGGATGATAGCCGTTATCAGGCTGGTGGGCAATGCAATCAGTCTGGTTCAGTTCGTTGCCATACCTGCAATGAGCGCTTTTCCCTGTACTCTTTAAGGAATTGCTCAAGGGCAAAAGCACATGGCGCGAATCTTTCTGATTCATGCTCTATCTTTCTGCGCCGTCTTTTCCGTGCCGGTGATAATGTTTTGGTCAATTCTTTATCGGTCATTGTGTTGTCCTGCATAGCAATGCGCCGTAATACCTTACACCACGGCGCTGATGGTGATTACTCTGGTTCTTTGGCCTTGCGCCGCTGGCGATATTCAACTTCTCGTTTTAATGCCGCAGTAACAAATTGCCCCGTACTTTCGCCAGGCATTTTTACCGCCTCAACATTGTTCATAACTTCATGCGGAACCCTTGCCGCAACGGTTTGTGATTTTGCGTTTACCGCTTTTGTCGCCATGTGGTGTACCCCTCATAAAAAACAAATGCAGTATGCAGGAAAAAAAATAAGTGTTCAACACTTGACGTGTTTAACACCTGGGTTTAAATTGGTGTTCAACACCTTGTTGGCGCAAGGTGCAGAAACGACGAAACCCGGCAGTGCGCTAACACTAACCGGGCTTCTAACCACCAACGATAGCGAAAGTATCGAGGTAGCTATGAGAAATCATACCACACACCCGCAAGGGCGGGACTCGCACAACCTGAATAAATACATCTGGCGTTTTATCGCCCTGAGCACGGCACAACCGCGCGTGATTACCATTGAGGCCACCAGCGAACAGGAAGCACGCCAGCAATCTCCGGCTGGCTGCGTGATGGTATTTGCTGCCCGTATTCGTCAGGGGGTAGGCTTATGAGCCAGGAAATCACACTACAACAGGCAGCAGAACGCGCCCACCAAATCGAAGTTATTTGCGCACTGGCAGAGGATTACCCTAGCATGATGACTGACAGCGAATCAGGGGCAATCATCGGCTTACTTAAACGCCTTAGCGGTGAGGTCTGCGTATTCCTGAGCGATGAACAGGAAAGAAGAACGCTTATTTCTAACGAAAAAAAATGCGGAGGGGTACATGTGCAATAAAACCACACCGGACGCAGCCGCCGCCGCGCTCACTACGCTGATGCACGCGCTTATTGATATTTCTGTTATTGCTGACAGGGCGCATAAACACGCAGCCAGAGAATCAGAATGCATCTTCCATTTAGCATTTGTGCAGCTAAAAGCCGATCAGGCACTGGATAAGGCCGGAAAAATTATCATGGCTGATGTGCAGGAGGTGCACCATGCATAATCTGTCAATTTCTGACCTTAACAGCATTCAGTTTGATGAGAAATTTACCGGGCAGTTGCTGGTCAATGTGGAGAACGGGCGCATAGTGCGTAATTATCACCTGCCGGATGGTGCAATTGCCGGAAGCGTTGAAGCATTGCTGGAACTGGCGGAACGTGCGCGACTGATTAAGCCGTCAACGAGCCATCACGATGATGATCTGCATTTTACCGGATGTATGGTGAGTCACTACGAAAACGGCGTCGAGGTATCCTGTGAACGGCTGCGTGATGATTGCTGTTTCGGCACACTGCCGGAATTTATCGAGTTGCTGACCAGTTGCGGTTATCAGGTCATTCAGGGGGGTAAACATGCGTGATGATCGTTTTAATTCCCTGAAACAGGAATTTTCCGGCGTTCCTGATGATGCGGCTGATGCGCTTTCGTCAATGCCAGAACTTATTAGAGCGGCTTTTTTCTTACTTTCCACGAGAGAATATAAATCAACGGGGCTTGATGTACTGAATATCGCCGCCGATTATGCGGAATATGTGGCAGAGGCGCGTTACAGAAGAAAATTTCCTGAGGATGTAAGCCATGCGTGATATTTACCACGAAACAATAGACCGCGCATTTCTTGCACTTTCTCACAGTGAAAACATGCTGGAAATATTGCGCATATGGCTTGAAACACTTGGCGACAATGAACGCGACAAACAAAAATCAAGAATTGCCACGGCATTAATAACGCTTCTTGAGCCTGTAATAATGGAACTGCAAGAAATAGATCTATTGCACGACAGATATAAAGAACAGCACACCGGAGAATAAAAATAATGAAACTTAAATATTCTGGCTTAACTGCCAGTGGCAACACTCACCCTAAATTTACGCGCGGTGATATTTACCGCGACCAGTACGGCGGCACGGTAATGATTAAGGGCGTGGAAGAACGGCGTGTAACCTACCGCCGTGAAGGTTACGAATATGATTGCGTGATGCCTGTTTATCAGTTCCGGCGTGATTTTTCTCTGGTACAGACCGCGCCGCATAACGTGCCCACCAGCAACGCCAGGGCACGGGCAAACATCCAGAAGCTGAAAACCATGGTTAACGGATTCAGGGGCAAGAAATGAAAAGCGCACCGAACTTAAAAAAACAGCCTTACGACAAGATGACCGAAGTCATTATTTTTGCGGGTAGTGATGCCTGGGCACATGCGAAACAGTGGCAGGAACAGGACGGGCGACTGGCTGGCGATAATGTGCCTCCCGTTGTGCTGGCTGATGATCAACTGGATGAACTGGCAGACCTGAGAATCATCGACGAGGGGCGCTATTGTGTCCGGCTGTACAAGGCAGGCCACATCAGGCCATCAAATATTAATGCCATTGCGCACAAGCTGGCGGCGGCGGGTGTAACTGATGCGAATTATTACCCCGAAGGGATGCACAGCCATATGCGGGAGAACTGGCGCGAATACCTGGAACGGGTGCGCGGGAAAGAGCCGGCGGAAGAAAAAAACCACCAGCGAAAAACCACGCTACCGATGAGCGTTGGATCTACCGGATACGACACGCAACTGGATTACGTGGTTAAGGGGATTATTCCGGCGGTATCGCTATGCAGCATATACGGAGCTAGCGGGTCCTATAAATCATTCCTTGCCGGATCGTGGGCGTGCCATGTTGCCACTGGTCGCCAGTGGGGAGGCCGCAGGGTTGCACATGGTGCGGTTCTCTATGTGGTTGGTGAAGGCGGTATAGGTGTTCCGCGTCGTGTAAAAGCCTGGGAGGTTGTGCACGATGAGCAGGTGAAAAATCTGTATCTGGTAAACCGCCCCATCTTTCCGGCTGCCCCGCTTGATGTTGATGAAATGGTTATCGCTGCCCGTCAGGTGGAGCGGGAAACGGGTAAACCTGTACGCATGATTATTCTGGATACGCTGGCGCGTTGCTTTGGTGGGAATGATGAAAATGATTCCCGTGATATGGGGGCGTTTATCCGTGGTTGTGACGAACTGAAACGACGCACAGGGGCCACGGTGCTGGTGGTTCACCATTCCGGCAAGGATGAGACGAAAGGCGCGCGCGGTTCCAGTGCATTTCGTGCTTCGCTGGATGCTGAATACCGGATACGCAGGGAGGACGCAGGAAGCGAAGCGCTGGTTATCTCATGCACCAAAATGAAGGACGCGGAGGAACTCAAAGAAGCCGCATATGACTTACGCGTGGTGGAGCTTTTTACCGACGCTGACGGTGAATTAATCACGTCGCTGGTGGTGGTGGATGATCCGCGCCCTCCTGTTGAACTGGAGCGCATCGAGGAGGCAGGGAACAAGACGGAAAACCATACCGCGCTATGGGGGTGCATCCGTTCACGCACACAGAACGGCGACAAGTGCACGATCCCGCTGTTACGTGATGACATGAAAAAGCTGGGGTATGAAATGAAAAACTTCCGGCGCTGGCTGTACAAGCTGGAAAAAGATGGGGTTATTCGTATCGATGGGGATGATGTAGCGCCGCTATAAAAGTGAGGAGCAAAAGCGAGGGGGATAGAAAGAGGGCCAAAATTAGCCCGCTCTCCCTCACTTTTCGACCTGTATACATCCTCAAAAGTGAGGGGTAAAAAAATACTTATGAAACACACACATAGAAAAACCGAAAATCCCAACTGCGACGAAGTGAGACGCTTGAAAAAGTGAGGCGAAAAAGTGAGAGGTTGCGAGAAATGACCCAAAAACGCAGAGACAGAACAGAGCCAAAATATAAAGCGTTAGACATGACTGAGCACACCTTAAAGGTGGCAATCAGAACGATAGACCGCCACACGCGGGAAGGATACGCGAAGGAACATCCCGACCTGATAAGCGCATTCATGACCACGGCGGCGGCAAACTTTGCCACGCTGACAGAACGGGAGATTGCCGAAGCGGAACAGGTAACAACCATCAACGTTAAAACCGGAGAGGTGGAATTATGACGGCACAGATAGCCGCTTACGGGCGGCTGGTGGACGACCCGCAGGTAAAACAGACCAGCAAGGGCACACCGATGACGCTGGCGCGTATGGCGGTATCTTTGCCATGCAGCCAGGCACAGGACGGACAGGCGACGTTATGGTTATCGGTCATCGCATTTGGCAAACAGGCCGACTTCCTGGCTAAACATCAAAAAGGCGATGTTGCCAGCGTATCCGGCACGATGCAGGTAAGCCAGTGGACCGGACAGAACGGAGAAACGCGGCAGGGCTGGCAGGTTATCGCAGACAGCGTAATCAGTGCCCGCGCGGCACGTCCAGGCGGGAACAGACGCAAAACCACAGGCACACAGGGTAATCAGCCACCAGCGGGAGGCGATGACCCTTACGGTGATGATATTTCGTTCTGAGGGGGTGACGATGGTACATGACCGCATAGCGGAGGAACTGGAGGCGAAAGGCTTTTACCGGAGGGCGGCGGCGCGATGGGGTGAAGTCATGCAGCTGGTGGAGACAGACAAGGAACGGCATCACATCACGATGCGACGGCTGGAATGTTCAAGGAAGGCACAGAGGGCACCGGAGCCGCCGGATAATTTCGGAGACCTGAAAAAGGCAGTCGATCGCACTTATGCCGAAATGGGTATAGATGCTGCTGGTGATGAAATATGGCGCAATTACCAGGACAGCTAATCAAACAGCCGGAGAAATCCGGCTTTTTTTGCACCAGTTGAAACGGTATGGCGCATTACCGGGTTTTCGTCACGGTCAGGCATAGTTACTATCTGAAACAAACAGACACAACAGAGGAAAAAAACAATGCCGATGAAATTTGATGAGATATTAAAACAGCGTGATAAATACCATGCTGACAACATGGAGACGATGAGCATCAATGATTACCGCGCATTCCTGGAGACGGGCGCACTGATTGAAAAGGATCAGCATGGTTTTGTGAGATGTGCTCTATCCGGTGAAATGCTGGCGGTAAATCCTGAACAGATAGATGCATTGATAGAATTTCTGAAAGAGATCAGAGACTGAGCCAGCACACAGCACACATAGCCGGAGCAATCCGGCTTTTTTGCGCCCAAAAAAAGCCCGATAAGGTCAGAGGGTTCTTATCGGGCTTTTGCATATGAGGTTTTTGGATGCACTGGCGTTCGTGATCGGGATAATCATTTCATAATTTGCAACATAACTCAATATCATTGCATAAAATGCAATTCTGATTATAATCAGGACTGGATAAACATCCAGTTATGATTTTTTTAGTCGAAGAGGAATTTCTTACTATGGCTGAAGAGAAAAAAGGCGGTGTTTCGGTGTACATAAGCCCCGAAATCGTGGAGGTGCTCAAGCAGCGCCACAAAAAAAACTATGAAGCTGGCGTTGCGGCTGGACTGGATCCGCTGATGACGCCGGAGCCGTCGATAGGTTCACTTGTACGCTCTTATTTACTTGCGGCGCTTGGGATGCATAAAAATTATGGGGGTGAATAATGGCAGGCAAAGCAACGGCACTTAACACTAACCAGCTTTTCATGTACCTGAATCGCGGGGATATTGCGGATTTTAAATTCAGCCCTCTGTTTACCACGCTGTTTTTCCCGAACGTGGCGACATTCAGCACGCAAAACATCATGCTGGATACCCTGGACATTGAAGAAGTCACCATGTCGGCGTTTTGTTCGCCTATGGTTGGTAGCCAGGTACAGCGCGATAAAGGGTACGAAACCAGCACGATTAAACCTGGCTACATGAAGCCAAAGCACGAAATCGATCCAACAAAAACCATCATGCGCATGGCTGGAGAAGATCCGGCACAGCTTAACGACCCAACCTATCGCCGTATGCGCCTGATTACTGGCAACATGCGCCGCCAGGTAAACGCTATTAAAGCGCGTGTTGAATGGCTGGCGGTAAATGCGGTAACGACCGGAAAAAACATCATTGAGGGCGAAGGCATAGAACGCTATGAAATCGACTGGAAGATGCCGGAAAACAACATCATAGAGCAGGCCAAAGGCCGTAAATGGTCCGAGCAGGACAAAGAAACCCACGATCCAATCTATGATATCGAGCTTTATGCGGATCAGGGCAATTGCCCCGCAAACGTCATGATTATGGGCGCTGAGGTATGGCGCACGTTACGCAGCTTTAAAAAATTCCGCGAACTGTACGATCTTTCCCGTGGTTCAGAATCCGCCGCAGAACTGGCCTGTAAAAACCTGGGCGAAGTGGTGAGCTTTAAAGGCTATCTGGGCGATATTGCCCTTATCGTCTATTCCGGCAAATACGCCGACAGCGACGGCACCGAAAAACATTTCCTTGAGCCTGATTTGCTGGTCTTGGGCAACACCAACAATAAAGGGCTGGTTGCTTATGGTGCGATTATGGATCAGGAAGCGGTAAGAACGGGCGCAACGCAAAACATGTACTACCCGAAAAACTGGATTGAGGACGGCGATCCGGCGATTGAGTACGTGCAGACGCACAGCGCACCGCAGCCGGTGCCGGCAGACATTCGCAAATTTGTTACCGTCAAAATTGGTTAACGGGGGATTCTATGAACACTCCATACATTGAGTTATTTGCAGGCAGTCAGCAGGTATCCACGACGCTGGTACATTTTGCCGCTGATGCTGGCGTCATTCAGGAATTTACCCCGCTGATGCTGGCGGACAATGGCGAGTTTAAGCCGTGGGATGGTCAGGCGTCCGGAAAGGCTGTTTATCTGACTTCGTACCCCGTGGACACGTCAAAGCAGAAATCAGCACAGTGCTACAAGACGGGGATCTTTAATATCGCCGCCGTGAACTGGCCCGAGAGCGTCGACACCGATGCGAAAAAATGCGCCGCCTTTGCGGGTTCTGGCGTATCCGTTCAGCCGCTGGCCCGATAAGCAGGGGGAACGATGGCAACGAATGAAAGCATCATGACGCTACCGCTGGCGAGTAAATTTAAAGCCGAAGCGCGGGCAATGGCTGACAGAGGTTTATCAACCTACGAGGCCGTATATCAACTCAACAAACTGGAAGAGCAGGACAAGCCGCGCGCTGATGCGATTATGGCGCTTCATGAGCATAACGACTATCAGCCGCTGTTACGTGCAATGGCAAACGTGCCTTGTATCGATGTTGGTACGGCTAAAAGCATCCTTAGCATGACCATAGAGCAGGAACGCCAGAAGGTTGCGCCGGAGCTTACCGCAGCCTTTGAAAACTTTATGGACATGCACAGCCCGAAAGCCGTATCAGCTGGCATGGCATACGATGGCAGAAACCAGGGCGATGACGGCGACATCGATCGCATACTGAAAACCATCTGAGACAAGGCCGGAGAAATCCGGCTTTTTTTACGGGTCCTTTCCGGCATATGGACCCGTTACGGGGCGGCGACCTCGCGGGTTTTCGCTATTTATGACGTTTTTCCGTGAAGGTGACACCACCACCACTTGATTAATATTTAACCATGCAGTTAAGGTAACATTATGATTGATAAAGCTTGTTTTGTAAGTCAGCAGGAAATAGCTGAACATTTCAAGGTTAACAGAACCACTATTCGCGCATGGACCAAACAGGGGATGCCGTATCTTAATGCGGATCGCGGAAAGTCTGGCGGTTATCACATCGGGCATACATTGCTTTGGTCTTCAGGTAAAAGCCGTCTTGAGACCATCAGATATCACGTAGAAACCAGTGCGCTGGAAAAAATTATGTTTGCCAGGCTGCTTTCATCTGAG